CACGATCCTTGTGCACTGCGACGCAACGTCGCAACGGCCACTCAGCCGCGCTGCAATTCCACTCCTCCTCCGCACTGAGCCCCACTCGCCCCGCTTCCAGCGGGGTCTGGCTTCGGCCGCCCTGGATCCGCAAGACAGCGGACCATATAAAAGGCAATCCTGTATGAACACCGTAACCAACATGCCCAACAGCAAGAATCTCGTCGACACCGCCGCCGCCAATGGATCCTTCAAAACCTTTGGCAAAGCACTCGATCGTGCGGGCATGACCGAAACGCTGCGTGGAGCGGGCCCCTTCACGGTGTTCGCGCCGACGGATGCGGCCTTCGAGAAGCTTCCGGCTGGCAAACTGGAAAGCCTGTTCAAGCCCGAGAACAAGGAAGAACTCGTCTCGCTGCTGAACTACCACGTTGTCAGCGGCCGCAAGACCACAGCCGACGTTGGCAAGTGGGAAGCGGCTAGGACCGTCAACGGCCAGTCGGCCCCGATCATCCTGAAGGATGATCAGCTCAGCATTGATGGAGCGCTGGTCACCTCTGCCGACATCGGGTCGAGCAATGGTCTGATCCATGGTATCGACAAGGTCAACATGCCGACCAAGCAGTAACCGCCAGCGGGTGTCAACGGCGAGGGCTTCCCTCGCCGTTCTTCTGCGCCCTCATCTATTCAGAGTGGCGGCGCCTCGCGATAGGTGGCGGGGCCCGAACAAGACCTCTGTCTCTGACTGTCCAGGGGCAGCATGTCGCCGTGACCGATAACGGACATTTCTCATGCCGTTACCCGCGGCCGGCGTCGGTCTCAAGCTCAAGCTGGGTGGTGAAGCCGCCGACGCCAGTGATGTTGTGCGTGGCCTTGGCGATCAGCCACGCCGTGTCGTCGATCTCGCTCTTGAAGCCGCGCACGCGCAGCTTCTGTTCCGGGAATAGGTCAGCGCGCCCGAGCGCGAGCGTGAATTCCATCGTCGCGGCGCCGCGGCGCACGCGGTTCCACTCCGCTTTGGCGTGCTCTTTCGCTTCCGCCTCGCTGTTGTAGGTCTCGCGCAACCGCTTGGCGTTGCCGCTTTCGCCGACCAGCACGGACTTGCGATTCGCGCCGGGCTTGTTGTTCCAGTACGCACGCACGCCGCTGTAGGTTTCGCGATCGGCCAGCGCATAGCGGTGCCGATCGCCGCTGGCGCGCGTGATGAGCGCGCTGGGCAGCGGCGTACCGCCGGCGGTGGTGCCACTGCCAATCGGCATGAACACCAGGTTGCCGGCCTTCACCGTGGCGACCGCGTCGTACCGCTGCCCCAAGCGCGTGAGCAGATGCACGTCGCTCTCGCCGGTCTGGTCCAGGTGCGCAATCGCGATGCCGGCCAGCGCCGGCGCGATGCGTGCCTGCAGGCCGTGCTCGCCGGCGAGGTTGCGCACCACGTCGCCGAGCGTGACCTGGTGCCAGCTGCGTTCGCGCCGCGTGCGCATGGGGTGCGTCAGATCCGCGCTGCGAGCGCGCACGGTAATCACGTCCGGCGAACCGCTGTGCTCGACTTCGTCGACGCGGAACGTGCCCTTGTCGACCAGGCCCGCGTCGATCCAGCCGAGCGCCACCGACAGCTCCACGCCGCGCTTCGGCAGTGCCATGCGGCCGTCGTGGTCGTGGATCCGCAGGTCGAGCTGGTCGGCTTCGCCACCGCGCGACTCGGTGAGCGTCAGATCGAGCAGGCGCGGCCGCATGCGGTCGGCCAGATCTTTGCCGTCGAGCACCACCCGCCACGCGGGGATGGAGTAGGGCGCCGTTTCCGCGGTCATGCGTGCACGGCCTGCTCGTTGGCGTTCGCGCTTTCGTCGACGCGCAGCAGCGACAGCTGGAACTCAATGCGCCGCGCGGCGCCGTCTTCGAAGAACAGCGTCTTGGTGGCGGACAGCGAAGTGATCGCGAAGGCGCCGTAGACCACACCGGTGCCGTCGACGAGCGACAGCGGCCGTCCTTCGTTCGCCAGGTCGCGCAGCAGATCCAGCGATGCGGTGTTGCCGGTCAGCGGCGGCGCGACGATGCCGCTCAACTCGATGGTTTCGTCGCCCGGGCCGATGTACTGGTGCGCGGCACGCGCGCCGACGCGCTCGCTGCTGGCGTGGCGCCATGACATCGCGTGTTGCAGCTGCTGGTACGCCAGCTCGGGGAGGGAAAACACGAAGGTGCCCAGGGCCATCATCATCGCGGCGTTCCTCAGTCCTCGTAGTCGCCCAGGCGCGAGCGCTTGCGCGCGGCGTCCTGGCGATCGCGTTCGTCGAGCTGGCGGCGCACTTCGGCGCCGATCGCCTGCGCGTCCATGCCAGCGGCGTGGATGTGCATTTCGTAGTGGCGCACGTCGGCGTTTGCCGCTGCGGGCGAGCTGCGCGTGATCGGCGGCCGGGAGTCGAGCGCGATCGCCGGCGACGCAGCCGCGGCTATCGCGAGGCCCGCGCCCGCCTGGCGCATGCGCTGGCCGAGCGCGTCGATCTGGCGCAGCGGTGCGCTCTGGCCGCGCTGCAGGCCGCCGGCGAGGCCTTGCATGGTGTAGCCGCCCAGCTGCGCGAACACGCGCGACGGGCTGTGAATGCCGAGCTTGCCCTTGAACCAATCGACCACCCTGCCGGCAATGCCGGTGATGGTGTCGTCCACGGCCTTCAGGCCGCCCAGCAGGCCGCGCACGAGCCCTTGCATGAGCTGGCCACCGATTGCCTGGAAGCGCGTCCACAGGCCACCCAGGAAGCCGAGCACGGCGCTCCAATGCGTGATGAGCAGGCCGAGCGGGGACCAGGCGAACACGCCTTTCAGGAACTTCCACAGCGTGCCGGCTTTCGCCTTGAGCCAGTCCCACGCCTGGCCGACTGATGCGCTGACGCTTTCCCAGATGCCGCTCAGCATCGGGCCGATCGTTCCCCAGTTCTTCCAGATCAGGTACGCGACGCCGGCGAGCAGCATCAGCACGATGCCGATCGGGTTCGCGGTGATCGCCATGCCGACCATGCGGATGGCGCCGGCCACCAGCGGCAGAACGCGACCGCCCAGGCCGAGCAGCAGCTTCGCCATGCCGCCGAACAGCGGGCCGGCGGTGGTGAGTGCCATCTGCAGGCCCGCGAAGGGCATCAGGATCGCGCCCACGGCCAATGCGAGCGCGCCGGCGGCGATCATCAGGCCGGTGAGCACGGCGGCCACCTTGAACAGCGTGCCGGCCAGGCGCGGGTTCTCCTTCGCCCACAGCTGGAAGCGTTCGGCCGCGGTGGTGATCAGGCCGATCAGCTTGCGGATGTCCGGTGCGGCCGCTTCGGCGACCGTGGCCAGCCCGTTGACGAGCGTGCCGGACGCGGCGTCCCACAGGTTGCGCAACGTGCCCAGCTGCGAATTGACGCGCTGCTGCAGGCTCGCCTGGTTGGCGAGCTTGGTCTGCACTTCGGCGTAGCCGCCGGCGCCCTTGGAGATCAGCAGCGACACCGCCTGCAGCGTTTCGGCGTCGTCGCCGAACAGCTTCTTGATGACCGCGAGCCGATCGGCGGTGTTAAGGCGTTCGAGCTTCTGCAGCTGCGCGAACATCTGATCGAGGCCGCCGAACTCGCCCTTGCCGTTGGAGAAATCGAGCGCGATGCCGGTGTTCTTGATCAGGTCGTTGGCCTTGGCCAGCTTGGTCTCGTCCAGCGAAGCCTGGAACACCTTGCGGAACGCGTTGCCCGCCGCTTCGCCCTTCATGCCCGCCTGATCGGCCATCACCAGCAGCGGCGCGAACATGCGCGCGGCATCGATGCCGGAGCGCTTGAGCACGTCCATGGAGGAGGTGAGCTTGCTGAAGCCCTGCAGCATGTTGTCGGCGTCGACGCCGAGGTAGAACGTGCGCTGGATGACATCGCTCAGCGCCATCATGTCGCGCTCGCTGGTGCGCGTGGCGTCCTGCAGCTTCGCGGCGAACTCCGCCGCCTCGCTGTAGCCCATCTTGAGCTGCACGCCGAGGTAGCCGGTGGCTTCGCCCAGGCCGCCGAGGATGACCTTCGCCGACATGCCCTGGCGGCGCAACATCGTCATCATTTCGTAGAAGTCGGCGGTGGTGCCGGGCAGGCGATTGCCCAGGCGCTGCGCGAGCGCGTCGATCTGCGCGAACTCGGCGGCGACTTGCCCATTGGCACCCATCATCGACGCGCGCAGCTG